TTTCATAAAGATACCAATATCAGGTTTCTCTGTGTAGCATACACTATTATTACTTAGTGCCATCTCAGGTGTGTCTGCCCACCACTTACCACTCTTGGCATTACGCATACGCTCATCAGTTAGATTACTGAGGGAAATCAACGCACTACGTCTAACACCACCTACTACAACTACCTCTGCTATCTTACACATCATACGGTGACACTCGTAGGAAGTCAGTTTTCTACCTACAGCCTCCTTAAATATGTTAGTAGTGAAGTAAAATAAATCTATCAGAGGCTCAGGTCCACTAGCCCTACCACCGAATGTCTTCAGTCTAGAACCTTTGGGTCTGACCTTAGAGAAGTCCCACTTAGGCATCTCACCATCATATAAGTAAGTAATTAGTTTACGGAACGCAGACTGCCATCCTTCCTTAGAATCTTGTACTACAATAGTATCCTCAACATCTAACATCTCTTCAGGTATTTCAGCTAACTTATTAACAAACTGTCTCTCAACACTAAAGCCCACACCAGTACCGTGCATCAGAATGTATAGACACTCATCAAATGCTTTCCAATGGTCTACGCTTAGGTAGGCACAGTTATAACCTGCGATATTATTATCTTTTAGGGCTTTACCTGCTGTCATTAAGGCTCTCATACTAGGCATAACTTCTAAGTTAACAACTGCATTTTCCAGTATCTTCCTAGTCTTAGGCTCTAACTCTTGATTAGTATTCTCTTTAAGATGTTCCTCCATAAAATCGAAATAACGAGCGACAGTCTCTTCCCAAGTCTCTCGTCTCTTCTTTTCAGGTAGCCACCTAGCATATCTACTAAGGGCTATGAAATTCTGATAGTCATTCAGTTGTGTCTTCAATATAATCTCCTCTCTTCTTGTTCTCTTTCTTTTTGTTAGTAATAATTTTAGTACGCCATATTTTATTATATCTTATGGCATACTTTAGTTTGTTTCTAATAGGGTGTGGTGTTTTAATCTTCATCAGGAAGTGGTTCAATTTCTATATTAACCATTTTCTCACCATCATCATCTAAGTAAGTTTCATACTTCAATCTACCATTCCTATGTAAAAGAATAGCATCTGTTATTCCCTTATCATAACATTTAGTTCCGTGCCTCCATAATAAAAATGCACCTATTATTAATAGTATTAGCATTAATAGTATAAAGTTCTCAGTTGGTATCATCAACATAATCAAACTCCTCTATCTTATCAATTAATTTATCCTCAAACTCGTGTAAGATATCTTCCATAGTTATATCTAATATCTCACACAGAGTACAAGGGTCTAAGGCTTCTTGAACTATTCGTTCTTTTACTTCATTTAGAGTTAGAGCCATTACTCCTCTCCTCTTGTTCTATAAGTTTATCTAAGAACCACTTAGCCTTCTTCAAGTCACACACACCATCCTTGAACCTCCAACGAGCGAGATACTTTTGTACACTCGCTGTCAGATAGTCCATCTTTTGGTCTACAATAAAATCTATAACTTCAATCTTACCTTGTTTGTAGTGACTTGGATTAATATTATCATTGGTGACATCTTTCGGTGTATCCAATACTCCTTTATAGGAGACTTCTAATCCTTCAATGTCCATTGCTTTAGTTCCTCTATTTGTTTAGTTGAAAATATTTTAATATCATACTTAGAACACCATTGTGTATAAGTAATCTTATTCCCTTTAGCTACTTTGGAATCGGGGCGGGGCATAAGAAATATCAACTCCTTGCCTTCAAACTTCATCTGTTCAGCAATTGATTTATACTTCTGTCTATCCCCACTCCTGAAGAACCCTTTAACTTCTATATAATATTTACCCTTAACAAAATCAGGGGTATAGTTTTTACGAATAGTATAGGCTACTCGACAGGGTTCATACTTCCATTCCTTACCTAGTGCTATGGAACATTCTTTCTCTAGCTTACTTCTGAATTTTAATGCCATCAGCATCAACCTCCAAAACATCAGGTTCTCTAGCAACATAAGTTAGGTATCTAGGACCATTAGAATATAAAAATGTTCTTAGTCCTGCGTCTTCCCAACAAGTATGTTTGTAAGCACAGTAGCTACATCCTACACCTAATTTCATATTGCCTGATTTACCATCAGGTTGATGACCATAACATCTCTTAGGTGCTGTTTTAGATTTAACTACTTCCTTTATATTTTTAATCCTATCTTTTATAGAGAAGAAGTTTAACTTAGTCCAGTACCATTGAGACTCATCAGCCATATCATACTTCAGATATGCTAAGTGTCCATTAGTCTTATCCATAGCTAACCAACCAAATTGTGTATCACCCTCTGCGTGAGCATAACCTTTTATTTGGTCTACATATCCAAAGGGGTCATTATCAATTAATGAACCATCTTTGAATTTCTTGAATCCATAAGGTGATGCTGACTTAACATCTGTTAATACACCATCAATCTTACAGTCCATAGAACCTTTGATACCATCTACTTCCACTCGTTTCTGTTCATCAGTAACATCGTGACCTGAGAGTTTAGTTAGTGCTAGTATCATCTCTTCAATCAAATGACCGTAGAGAAATTTGATACGAGTGTGAGGCATAAGTTTCTCACCCTCATATCCATTATAAGAATACCACAACTGTCTATCCTTCTTACCTATGTTAGACATACGAAGTTTACGTCTATCAAACTCGTGTTCTGTAATATTATTTCTAAGTATCTCCTTGACATTCTCACCGAAGTCATTGATTACTTGTTCGACAGGTACACCTTCAGGAATTTCTTTGGTGTCAATCATACGATATATGTCGTCTACTAATGTGTCTGTTGCCACGTTTCACCTACCTTATATTCACCGTCCAAAGGACAGTTTAGTTTAAAAGACTTACCTGCTTGAACGATAGACCCTACCGCTAGACCACCGAAGAAATCTGCTTGGTCTTTTCTGACCTCACATTGAAATTCATCGTGTACATTGAGTACAAATTTATAATCAATCTTGTACTGTTTTGCATACTCGTCTAGTAATACCAACGCTTTCTTCATAATCACCGCACCTGCACTCTGTAATAGAGTGTTAAGTGCTGAGTGTTCAGAGCGTATGTGTAGCTTACGTCCATCTAATCCAGTTACCCATCCCTTCTTACTAGATTTAGTAACCTTATCTCGCAGTTTCTTTAGAGCAGGAGTATTATCAAGAAAGTTCTTCTTGAGTATATTCCCACGCCTTACACCACCACCTGCAACCTGACCTAATTTCTGTGAACCTGCTCCATAGAGGAACGCATACACAAAAGTCTTGGCTTGGTCTCTAGTTTGTAACCCTGCTGACTTCTGATTAGCAGTATGAATATCACCATTTAATATCTCATTGGTATATTTATCATCATTCATATAGTGTGCTAACATTCTCAACTCGAGACCACTAGCATCTACACCTACTAAACTATAACCATCAGGTACAGTCCACAAGTCTCTACAGTCAGCACCATATCCACCTTTAAAACCCCAAAGGACTTTACCAGTTTTCTTATCGTGCCTAGTCGCAGGTACTTGAGCACAGTTAGGTTTGGAGTGAGTCATTCGTCCTGTAACTGCACCACAAGAATTAACCTTACCGTGTACCCTACCAGTATTGTCATTGATTGCTTCTACCCAACTCTTAACCATAGCGATACGCTTAGTAAGTGTCAAGTAATCCACAATCAATTTAGCCTCGGGTATGTTGACAGATTTAAGAACTTTCTCATCAACAATAACACTACCCTTATCAGTAAATGCTTTAGGTTTCCACCCGAAGTGCTGTAGATACTTAGCAATCTGCTGACGAGAACCGAGATTGAACTCAGGATACGCATAGTATCCCCACTCATCTTCTTCTTTTAAGCCCTCGTCAACTCGCCAGTAAGCACCCCTGTCTAATTGTTTTATGTAGTTTACTGACTTCCTTCCGTCTTTCGTATGAGTTCTATCACCTAACCAATGAAGAGGTGTCCAAACAGACAGAGGTTCAAATCTCTTATGTACCTCATCCTCTATATCAAGTACCTTTTCTTTCATCTCAGCGAGTAGTTCATACGCTCGTTCTTCATTTAGAACCATACCATTATCGGTTTGTGTATTAATGATATAAGCAGTCTTATGCTCA